TGTCCAAAACGATTTCGTTACTATAAGCGGTGCTGTATCTTTAGGCGGAAATATAACAGCTGCTGTTCTTAATCAAGAATATCAAATAGCAACTATAGTGGATTCAAATACCTACACTATTGAAGCAAAAGATACTTCTGGAGTTACTGTTACAGCTAATTCTTCTGATACAGGTAATGGAGGTTCAGGTGTAGATGGAGAATATCAAATTAATGTAGGGTTAGATGTTTATATTCCATCAAGTGGTTGGGGTGCAGGTTCTTGGGGAACAGGAACTTTTGGTAGTGTTACTGCTTTAAGTGATACTAACCAATTACGAACTTATTCACACGATAATTTTGGTGAAGATTTAGTTTTTAACGTTCGTAGCGGTGGTATTTATTATTGGGATTCTAGTGGAGGTACCTCTAATAGAGCAGTATCACTATCAGATTTATCAGGTGCAAATTTACCACCAACAAAAGCATTACAAGTTCTTGTAAGTGATATAGATAGACACGTTATTTGCTTAGGAGCAGACCCTATAGAAAACTCTAGTAGAACAGGTACCATAGACCCCATGCTTATAGCTTTTAGTGACCAAGAAAATATTACAGAATGGGAACCCTTATCTACAAATACGGCAGGTTCTTTACGACTATCAGCAGGTTCTTCTATTATTGGTGGGATAAGAGCTAGACAAGAAACACTTATATGGACAGATACAGCGTTATATTCTTTAACTTTTATTGGTCAGCCTTTTACTTTTGGATTAAATTTAGTAAATGAAGGTGTTGGTTTAGTAGGTCCCCATGCAGCTGTAAATACACCAAAAGGTGTTTTTTGGATGGATAAAAAAGGTTTTTATACTTATTCGGGTCAAGTACAAAGTTTACCATGTAGTGTTCAAGAATACGTGTTTAATGATATAAATGATACACAGGGTTTTCAAATATTCGGTTTTTCTAATAAAGCTTTTAATGAAGTTGGTTGGTTTTATTGTTCTGCTAATCAGTCAATTATTGATAGATACGTTGTGTATAATTATGATGAAAATGTATGGTCTTTAGGGCAATTATCAAGAAACGCATGGTTAGATGAGGGTATTTTTGAAAAACCATTAGCTACATACACAACATCAACTACTGGATATCTTTATAACCATGAAACAGGCAATGACAATGATGGTGTTGCCATGGAGAATGTTTTTATTGAATCTAGCGATTTTGATATTGAACCTGCAGGAGAAGTATTTTCTTCGGTTAGTAGAATTATCCCAGACGTTAATTTTGTTGGCAATGGTTCTACTGGAAGTGCAGGACAACAACTAGATTTTGTTTTAAAGAAAAGAGATTTTCCTGGAGAAGATTTAACAACGGTAACTACGGCTTCATGTTTTTCTAATACAACTAAAATAGACACCCGTTTAAGAGCTAGACAGGTTGTTCTAAGAGTTCAATCTAACGACGATGATACTTCAGTTACAGGTATGGGGTTTAGGTTAGGGGCTACACGTTTAGATGTAAAACCTGATGGTAAACGATAGTGGCTAAATTATTAGAAACTAAACTGCCTACAGCAGTTGGTCCTTTAAATCCTGAAATATTTAATAGATTAGTTCGTATATTAGAATTATCTTTAAATGCTAAAGATATAGACGCTACTTTGTCGGTTAATGAGACACAAAGAAATTTAAATAAATTTAATAAAGGCGATATAATTTATAATCTAAGTACAGACCAACTACAATTTTGGAATGGTGTTAAATGGATAGATTTATACAGTGGGGAAGAAAATGGTGTTCAGGGAACAACAACTCTGGGCAAAGTAACGATACAAACAAACGGAGCGACAATAGTCCCAATACGATGAATATTGATAAATTAAGAGAAGAATTAACCTTCGATGAAGGTTGTATAAATAAAATTTATTTAGACCATTTAGGTTATCCAACATTCGGTATAGGTCATTTGGTATTAGAAACAGACCCTGAACATGGTAAAGAAGTAGATACACCTGTATCAGAAGAACGTATAAAAGAATGTTTTGAAAAAGATATAGCAACAGTTATAGAAGATTTAAATAGAAATTTAGAATGGTGGCAAGATTTACCTGAAGATTTACAAAGAGTTATGGCTAATATGTGTTTTAATTTAGGGATAACAAGATTACTAAAATTTAAAAAATTTTTAGCTGCAATGGAAAAACATGATTGGGAAACTGCTGCAGTTGAAATGATGGATAGTCGTTGGGCTACGCAAGTAGGACCTCGTGCGACTAGGTTAAGAGATAGAGTATTAAAAGGAAAATAATATGAAAACTTCAAAAGGATATAAAAGGGGTGGTAAAATAAAAAGCTCTAAATATAAAAAGAAGGGCGGTTCTAAAAAAAGAACAATGAAAAGAAAAACTTCTAAGAAGAAGTAGTGCCTCATCTTATAAGTAATATTCCGCACTTTAAATGTTGGGTGCGTAGAGAATTTACAGCTAATCATTCTAAGTATCATGGTGAGTTTCTTCACGCTATAGCTTTTGCTGTAAATACTATTCCTGATAGGTCATTAAGCTTCCAAGTTGTTTTTACAGGTTGTGAAACTGAATACGATGATTGGGAAGAAGGAAATATTCATGGTGGTGCAATGTGGGCACGTATGCCAATACAAGCATTAATAGCTGATATTCCTGTAGAAGAATGGGCTGAGCCGATGGAAGACCATTTATGTCAGCCTTGGGATTGTGAATCTAGAGACCATTCAGTTATAGTAATGGATAGAGTTAGTTCTTCTCCATGGCTTTGCAAAATTGACGGAAAGTTTTATACTGGTAGATATATGTTTACAGTAGATTATACAAATAACGCTATTGCTGATTGTCCTGCACAACATAAACAATCTCATGTGTTATATATAACAGAAGATTGTAAATGGAAAGGTAACATAGTTGCTTTACCTAATAATAGAGTAAGAGCGACTAGTCCTGCATTATGGGTAACAGGTGAAGGTGCACCAGATTTTGTTCCATCACAACATACGCACTCTGCAGAAGGGCATGAAAGTTATCTAGACCCTTCTATAACTTTTAATAATTTATACGAGGATTAATTATGGCAGCAAAGAAAAAATCAAGTAGCAAGTACCACACTACTAAAGACGGTAGACGTGTTAAAAAAGGACTGTGGTATAACATAAACAAAAGGAAAAAAGCTGGAACAAGCAGACCAGGAAAAGGAACGGTTAGTGATAAAGCTATAAAACGTTCTAGAAAAACAACTAAGAAAAAAGTTACTAGGAAAAAGAAATAATGCCTAGGAAAAAAGCTAAAGCCATAAAAAGAACTACAGGAAAAGGTGGTAATTACCGACCCACGAAAGCTGGGGCGGGTATGACTAAAAAAGGTATCAGAGCTTATAGAAAAGCTAATCCTGGTAGTAAATTAAAAGGTGCTGTAACAGGTAAAGTTAAAAAAGGTAGTAAGGCTGCAAAAAGACGTAAATCGTATTGTGCAAGGTCACTTGGACAATTAAAACGCAGTTCTGCTAAAACTAGAAACGACCCTAATTCAAGAATTAGACAAGCACGTAGAAGATGGAAGTGTTAAATGGCTAAAAAATCACCAGAGGCATTTATATATAATGCAACACTAGAACGTATTGTAGACGGCGATACTTTTGATTGTTGTTTAGATTTAGGTTTCGATGTAAAACTACATAAACAACGTGTTAGATTAGCAGGTATAGATACACCTGAATCAAGAACAAGAGATAAAGCAGAAAAAGTATTAGGACTTGCTGCTAAAGAAAGATTGAAAGAACTTTGTGTTGGTAAAATAAAAGTTAAATCATTGGGTAAAGGTAAGTACGGTCGTATATTAGGCATACCTTATACTGAAGATGGTAAAGATATTTGTGAAATATTAATTAAAGAAGGTCATGCAGTAGAATATCACGGCGGAACTAAAACTAAAGTTTGGGGTGATTACTAGTGGAATCTGCAGTAACAGTAATTCAAGAAGTTGGATTTCCTATAGCAGCAGCAATAGGTCTTGGTTGGTTTATTTATAAGTTAGTCATACGTATTGTTGATGGCATGGAAGCAAAGCTAGATA